GCGAAGACTTAAGCATCATTATCTGATAAATACTTTCCTAACTTAAGGAGAATATTATGGATTTGATTTCATTAGCAGTCGGTTTCGTAGTCGGTGTCGCAGTTTCGGTATTTGCACCAGCAGTCTGGGTAAAGATTCAATCTTGGTTTGTTAAGGAAGAATCAAAACTAAAGTAATTAGACAAAGATAATCTTAATAAGATTATTGAAAAGATTTTGGGAATATAGCTCAATGGCAGAGCGACAGGCTTATACCCTGTGTAACCGCTAGATAGGCGGACGATCTTGGTTCGAGTCCAGGTATTCCTACCAGTTAACTAAAAAAGTAAATTATGTTATTCTTTATTGCGCTTTTTTTGATTCTCTTTGGACTTGTTCTAAATTTTAAGAACCGTCCGGGAAATCAACCCGAGCCAGATGCAATTGAATTAGCACAGAAAATTGTAACTGTCGGTGTGGTGCTACTCTTTGTAGCACCTTTCCTTGCGTTGTTTTAATATGCTATTTGGTTTTGCACTCATACTCCTGATTGTTGGAGTTATTACCTCAGAAGCTGGGAAACCAGATATGTGGAGAATTGATAATACTACAAAGGAACGAATTGATCCTTTAACAGATAAAGAACAAATCGGATTCACTATGATAAGTATTGCACTTGTGATGCTTATCGTCTATGGAGTTTGTTTGCTATTTTAAGAATTCGGAAATGTGGGAGAGGGGTTTAATCCTGCAGTCTTGAAAACTGCCGACTCGAAAGGGTCCGTGGGTTCGAATCCCACCGTTTCCGCCAGAAAGTATATAATGTTAAATATGAAAGAATTATCAAACGATCAGTTAATTTCTGATTTTCAAAGTTTCTCGGAGATTATATATGAAGAACCTGATGCTCAATTTATTGAAGGTCATAGTTCATATCTGTATGATGTTATAAGTGAATTAGAAAATCGAATTTCAAATGAAAATCTGAAAAAAGAAATAGACAATTTTGACTATGAATCTTCAGAGCTCACGGAAGAAGAATTTAAGACAAGACTTGATGCAATATTGATTAATCTTCGACTGAGCTTATCCGGAAAATGATTACACTTATCGCTGCAATTGGACTCAATCGGGAGATTGGTCTGGATAATAAACTTCTGTGTAGTATTCCAGAAGATATGAAACACTTTAAATCCTACACAATGGGTAAAGTTGTTATAATGGGAAGGAAGACCTTTGCAAGCATTGGACATAAACCTCTGCCTGGCAGAAAATGTATCGTAATTTCTTCACAAGATTTAGGGCCTGCAGCAATTCGTGCAAAGACAGTCGAAGATGCATTTTCGATTGATCATTGCTATCCTGAAATTGTTGTTATTGGTGGAGAATCGGTTTACAGGCAGGCGATGCCTTATGCAGATAAATTAGTGATAACTCATATTGATGCAGAATTTAAGGCAGATTCTTTTTTTCCTGAAATTAATTTAAAAATTTGGAAATCAAATACCGCAATAGAATCTCGAGACGAGAATTATAATTATAGGTTTGTTGAATATATTAAAATGTAAAGGTCCGCAGGACCTTTATTTTTGACTTTTTTAAGATGTGTGCGATGCCGTACAGACGTACAGCTAACAGTCGACTACAATGTTACTGAAGTAGTAATACAACTAATGCCATACTCTGTACGGAAGGGTACATAGTAAATAAAGCATAATACTCGGGAAACATTATGACACAGACACTCACGACACAGGAAACATACGGCTGTCCTCGAATCATCTATTTTAAGTCCTCCTCGGCACAAATAAATGTCGAGAATATTAATCGGCTGCAAGAGGATTTAAAATTTCCAATTGATATTTGTAATACCTGGACATCATTGATAATACAGATAAATGCTGCATCATCCCTGTCTCTAACCACTCCACTTATAATTGTCGATACATCTATGTTCGAGCAGGACGATGCTACCGTACCGGAAATCGTAAATATGATTTCAACAATGCACCGATGTTTAACTACACCATCGAAGATGAAATTAGCAGTAGTGGTAAAAAAAGATTGCACGCCCGGAACAATAAAAGCTCTTCAAGAGACTGATATACTTGGGATACTTCCTTGTATTGAAATGTTTGGATATGATAGGACTCTTTCGGCCCTAATGTTACTTCTTCAATGCAAGCATCATATGCCTAAGGATATTATAGACCTAATCAATGGAGTAGTGCCTGTAAAGGTATCGACAAGTAGAGGAATAATTTTAACTGATAGGCAGGAACAAGTTCTTTCACTTGTTCGAAATCGTGGACTCTCAAACAAGAAGATCGCGCAAGCATTAAAGATTTCCGAGAGTACGGTTAAAGTTCATATGAGTGCCATACTAAAACAATACGGAGTTAGAAATCGTACCCAACTTGTCCTTGCTGCCAGTTCTGCCTTGGTTCCCTAATACTGGTGTCGGACTAATACCTCTGCCTGGCTAAAAATAGTAATTTTCCTTGTAAGTAATAGTAGATAACAAATGAATATGGATTTGTTTGCTATCGTAGGATAGATCCTACAAATAATTATTTAAGGAAACTTTAAAATGGCAGATATCGTAACAGGTACCGTAACCGGCCAAGTAGATGTAACTCAACTATTAATGGGCCAATCGGATATTAGACGCGAACAGGAAGAAATTGGTTCTAACGTTCGTCGTGAAACAGCAAAGGAAGCAAGTGATCTAACTGATGCGGTCAAGACATCAGCCTGGGCAAATGCAGACCGTACCGGCACTGAAGCCGACCGCGTTGTCGCCCAAGACACCGCATATTTCATCGCAGGTCAATCGCAGGCCTTCTCAAATGCTACAGCATTGGCAGCACTGACAGCAAGCAATAACGCAAATTTCAACCAGACTCTTGCAGCTATTCAGCTCGCAGCTACCCAAACAGCAGCAGCGGCCACATTAGCAGGAAGCAAAGCCGAAGCAGCATCTGCACTCGGGCAATCTCTCATCGGACAACAGATTGTTGCTGATGGCGCATCGACTCGTGCACTTATCAACGATCTTAAGATGGCTGATCTTAACCGTATGCTTATTGAAAGAAATGCTGATATCGTTGATCACCGTAGTGATGCGCGTTATTACCAGCAGCAATATGGTAATGCACAATTCGCAGCAGTAACATCGCAAGTGAATTCGTTGAACAGCCAGTTCCAAGAAGCTCGTCAAGGTACAGTTAACTTTGGAACAATGTCCGGATCAGCTGGAACTCAAAATTCAACAAATAACGTTGTTTAATAATTTAACAGAAGATTTAGATTGACATAGGACGGGCTTTCTCACAAGGGCACCCGTCCTTTTTCTTTAAGGAGAAAGAAATGTATTCAGATTATAACTATCGTCGTGATTATCACAGAGGCGGATATTACAACGGAGATTGTTGCCGTAATCGGGGATTTAACGATATCCTCTTGTTTGAAGTATTATCGCGTAGACATTGCTCACCAACACCTGCATATGTCCCATATCCAGTAGTTGTACCATATCCAGTAGCAACCCCGTATTTTGGCGGGTATGGATATCCATATCGTATTATGTAAGAAAGGTTTTAAATGGAAAATTCTGATAAAGTTAAGCAACGATTTGAATTGTTGAAAATGGCACGTGAACTCTTAAATGAGGATTATATCAATAGACGCGCCGAGGACCATAATAAATGGGTAGCGGAGAATGAAAAACTTTGGAGAACCCAAAGACGTAATTTACCATATCCCCCTTTTGTAGCATATCCAACAGATGAGGAAATCGTTCGCACAGCGTCAAATCTTTATAATTTCATATATCAAGACACGACAGAAACACAGGACACGACAGAGGAACCCTCTGAGATACTTCCGGAATCCCCGACTATGGAAATCTCAGAGGGTGATTTTGTGTTCCCTCAACCAATTGTAGAAGAACCTGCAGTTGATCCGGCTCCCGAGGAAATAATTGAAGAAACTGTTGAACACGTGGCGGAAGAAGTTAAGGATATCGCAGAACCGGATTATAAACCTGTAACGGTAGAAGATATAAAATTTATGGAAGCTAAAGTCGCGGCTGCACCGAAGAGCACCCTCCTCCCCGGATGGATTAGAAGAACGATAGGGCAATCATAAAATTCAATCTTGACACGCCGGCGCATAAATAGTATACTAACTATGTGAGTATATGAAAGTAGCCGACGTTTTAACTGAGAAGCCTGTTGAATCCACTTGGATTACTGATCTCGTTTATACACGACCTACAAAGACATTGACAATGCGTTTGTCTGATGGTAAATCATACAAAATTCCAGGAATTTCGCGTGCTACATTCGAGACCTGGTACAAAGCAAACTCAAAAGGTAAATTTTTTCATAATTTTATAAAGAATAAATATCAAGTTACAAGATCAAGATAGGACGTTATTTCAGCGGTAGAATATTATCCCGACACGATAAAGGTCACTGGTTCGAATCCAGTACGTCCTACCAAATATATTATGAGATTTATAGTAGAGAAAACTCTTGAAGAATGGGAAGCAAAAGGTTATCGCCTAATAAAGGGCGTGACAAGGCCTTCTAGTCATTTAATAGGTTATGCGGATGGAACTAAACCAAAAGCACCGATACCGCTTTATGAAAAATCTCAGGTAGAATTAAAAGATTAATACCCCCGCCGGTGGAGCGGTGGCACAACTTTCAATATTTACAGGAAGAGAATCTGAATTTTTAGAATTATATAAAAAATATAATTCAATGAATAGAGCACTTAAAGAAATGGGATTTCCGGGTGCAATAAGTTGTTATTATAATTGGGCAAGGACATTAATATAATTATTCTGGCGTTCGTATAATGGAGAATACAAGGGACTTCTAAGCCCAAAATAACCGTTCAATTCGGTTACGCCGGACCAGTTTTACAGAAAGTTACAAATGATTGATGAAGATTTTACTGCAGCTAAACTAAAAGGACATAATTGTCTTATTAAGTTTAAAGATGGTGAAGAATTAACTACGATTGCTGATTATGCATTAGTCGGTGATGAGGGAGACTGGTTTGAAAATGCGGAAAAATTCCTAAATTCCATACCCGATGTGCACGGAGATCCGGATATACTTTTTCCTATGCCCGGATTTGCATTCTGTAGAGAAACAATTAAATATGTAAGGAAAATTTAAATGAAAACATCGCAACAATGGTGGGATGGAGTTAAGGCAAATCCAGAAAAGACAGCAGACTGGCTCGTCAAGCAATGGCGTGGTGAAGTTACCGCTGCTTTCCGAATTGAGAAATTAGCACGTCAATATACTGAGGCTGATGGACACGAATACACAATCCTAAAGACGATTGCAGGGCAAGAAAAGCAACACGCAAGTTGGGTTCGCGATCTTCTTACTGCACGTGATATTCAAGTTGACGAGACTGATATCGTTGCTGCCGAAGATCGTTATTGGGCAAAGACGCTTCCGGGTATTAAGGATTTTGCAACTGGATCCGCAGTTGCAGCGCACGCCGAAAAAATGCGCCTAGAACGTATTCGTACAATCGTGAATGATGAAGATTCTCCTGCAGATGTGAAAGATATTTTCTCTCGCATTCTTAAGGATGAGGTTTGGCACGAAGAAGCTTTCCGCAAGTTGAGTACTCCGGAAGCAATGGCAGCAACAGAAGGCGACTATAAATTAGGCCGTGAGGCGCTTGGACTAGAAGCCTAACAGAAAGATATTAATGACAAGTCATAATTTCGCATTCTTTTATTCAAGTTCGCATCCGTTCTCGAATTGGTATAGAAGCAGTTTCACACACAGGGGTGTAAAATATAATTGTTCCGAGCAGTATATGATGCATATGAAGGCATTGATGTTCGGAGACGACGAAGTTGCTTCTTTGATTATGAAATCAAAGGACCCATACGAACAGAAGAAGCTTGGTAGAGAAGTTCGTGGTTTCGATAAACGTTTGTGGGATGCAAAATGCAAACCAATTATGGTTGAGGGGTTAGTGTCTAAATTTTCTCAAGACGAATATTGTAAGAAGACTCTACTTGAAACCAATGATAAGATTATTGTTGAAGCAAGCCCTACAGATAGAATTTGGGGTATTGGATTAGCCGAGGATGATCCTCGAGCATTGAATAAGAATACCTGGCGCGGCACCAACTGGCTCGGCGAAGTTCTGATGCAAGCAAGGGACAAGCTTCGTAAGGAATAAATAACTGATGCGAAGTTATATGAATGCCGATAAATTCTTTAAGAAAATGAAGAAGAAGCCTGAATTGCAGGCTGTCCTCGATAATATCGGCAATTATTCGGATGAAGATATAAATAATCTAACAGGAACACATTTTCCTATGTGGATTAAAGAACAACTCCTGGAGTTAAGAAAGCGTGGCGGAAAAACAGCAGAAGATGAAGCAGAGAGAATTGCTGCATTGATGATTGCCGCTAGTAAAAAGAAGCCGGTTTAGTATAAGGGCATTATTCCACTTTCGTAATGTGGCAATGTCAGTTCGAGTCTGACAATCGGCACCAATTGCGTCTATAGTATAATGGATAGAATAGAGACCTCCGAAGTCTTTGGTACAGGTTCGATTCCTGTTAGACGCACCATAATAATAAGAGAGATATGGCATCATTTTTTAAGGAAGGTAACAGATTAACCTTCAACGGGTTCAAGGGAACCATTATCAAAATTACAGAAACTTATAGGAAAAACGTGCTGGTCCTGAAACTAACAGACGTACCTAAGAACAATCCGTATACAGGGGACAATGTAGATACTATTGGCATCTTTGAGTATCCGGACGGTACCCTTGAATTTATGGCGGTGATTGACTAACTTAGTCAATATCTGTATAGTTATACGATAGTAGTATACGTGATAAGTAATACTCACAGGAGAGATATTACAATGAAGATTGAAATCTATGGTGCCGAATGGTGCATCTATTGCAAAAGCGCCCAAAGTTTATGTGAAAGTAAAGGGCTTGAATACGATTACATTGATATTGATACCACTGCTAATCGTGTGAGTTTAGAAGAGAGATTAGGAATGAAGGCCCGATCTGTTCCACAGATTTTTCTCGATGGAAAATTAGTAGCAGGCGGATTTAATGGATTAAAACAGGAATTGGGTTAAACCTAAAATAGTCTATGACAAAAAGATCACCGTACCACGAAGAATACGAATACGACGATGACGAAGATCATCTCAAAGGTGATCGACGCAACAAAAAAGAAAAAGAACTCGATAAGAAAAAGATGTGGGATCGAGAAAACTATTATGATAGCGATCACGATTATGATGAGCGTCGATAAATAATTTTGGAAGATGATCTCTACAGGGTAGGGCACTGCCTCGAAAACAGTCGGACCGCGTAAAACCGGTTGGGGTTCGATACCTCCTTCTTCCGCCAATTCACTCACTATAGTAAAATGTATATTATAACCCTCTCCTAAAGGGTAGTTACAGGTTAGATTCCTGTTAGTGGGACCAATAAAGAAAAAGCACTCCGAGGAGTGCTTTTTAATGAGTAAATACCTATTAAGTAATTAAATCTGCCTCACCAAATGCTGCCGCTGGCATAGTTGACCAGGTATAATCAGTTTCGGCAGCAACTGCCGGGTCGCCAACTTCGCGTGGTACAGTATTGATTACATTGAATGTCGAAAGCTTAAATTGTGCAATCTTCGAGCAAGGAAGCGCCGACCCGCCAAATGGTGTTGCAAGAATAAAGCACTGCCCAGGCAATAATGTACTGACAGATGCTGCGTTGACCATAAAGACAATTTCCGGTGCGTGTGTTAAAGCCGCATCCTGAACAACATAGGCAGCTGAGCCTGTTTGCTTTATAATATAAGCACTTGTCGCAGTTGTTCCATCGGCGAACTTAACTCCGCCTACAGTAATATGTCCGGTTCCGTTGCCAACTGGCAAACCGAACCACTTCTTTTGAATTGGACGTCCCATAATAACTCCTTGAATAGTTACTCCCGAATTTCGGGGATCTACATTATTCATTGGGGAACAATTTCCACAATGTTAGACTATTTATCATATTTGACTTGCTAAATGGTAATAAGTAAAATACACAGACTAATGCAAGATTTGCAGAAAGAACAAAAAGATGAAATTAGATGTTGCAGTAAATGAGGTTGTCTTATCCAATGTGGGCACACAGGGCGAATTTAGAATTCGCAATTCTGCCAAAGCATTCAAGATTCTATCGGATGGCCTATATTCGAATAAGATTCGAGCAGTCATTCGTGAGTTGGCCTGTAACGCAGTAGATAGTCACGTGGCCGCCGGTAAGGAAAATGTCCCCTTTGAGGTTCATCTTCCGAGTATGCTCGAGCCCTGGTTTTCAGTTCGTGACTTCGGTCTCGGCCTTAGCGGCGATTCTGTAGTCAATATCTACACAACTTATTTTGAATCTACCAAGACTGATTCCAACGCATATATTGGCGCTCTTGGTTTAGGTTCAAAGTCTCCTTTCAGCTATACAGAAAATTTTACTGTTACTGCCATTAAGGATGGCAGCAAGAGAATTTACAGCGCATTTATTAATGAACAAGGTGTGCCGTCCATTGCTGAAATGAGCAGTGAAGAAACGACAGAAGGTAACGGAGTTGAGGTAAAATTTAGTGTTACCAATCGCAATGACTATAATAGTTTTCGAGTTGAGGCACAGAATGTCTTCACGTGGTTTAAGCTTCGTCCAAATGTTATCGGCGATCAGAATTTCAAACACGTTGAACAACAATATAAGGAAAAGGATGTTGTTCCGGGTGTTCACCTGAGGATTGATACTCGTGACCGCTACAATCAAGAAGGATCGACTGCGGTAATGGGCAATATCGCATATCCTTTATGGAAAATGCCAGAGCCACACAAGAATCTCGGAGATGTTGCTGAGTTACTTTCTTGCGGACTGGTTATGGAGTTCGAGATTGGTGAGCTAGATTTTGCGGCTTCGAGAGAAGAGTTGAGTTATGTTCCGTCCACTCTTGCAAATATTAAGAAGAAGCTCGAGTTATTAAACGCGAATCTTGTCAAGCACCTGGCTGCGAAAGCAGATGCAATTAAATGCGAATGGTCGAGAGCACAATTTTTGTATGAAGAATCACGCAGCCGCATTTATAAGGCAGCGGTCTTAAAATATGTGGCTGATACAAAATTTGAATTGTTTGATCCGTCGGGCTATCATAATCAGAAGATTTTTCAGTTCAAGGTTGAGGACCTAACTAAGCGTGGATTATCGGTTGCAGCCTTTATCGCCTATGATGGTTCTACTAGTAGAATAAATCAGCCAAGCGCCAATTTTAATGGCTCATATCTACCTGCACTACACATTCCTGTCGAGGAGTCTGTTATAATCGTATTGAACGATTTGAAGACTGGTTGTCAGGCCCGAGCAAGACACCATTACGCAAATCACAATGGTGGTAAAAATTCTAAAGTTTACTGCGTTTCTCATAATAATTCAGATTTAGAAGTTCGTCAACTCGAATATGATAAGTTGATTGCAGAATTGCATAATCCGCCGATTATTGTAAAGGCGAGCACACTCACCGGACCAGTTCGCAAGACACCAACCGCATCAACTGGTATTCTAACAATGGGATTAAAGGCAGATTATAACCCGGGGTATGCGAGTAGTTATACCTGGCGCCCTTTTGATGGTGTAATCGATGATAAGCAGACATATTATTATGTTGCATTGGATAAATTTTTACCCTACAATCCAGAAACAAATAAAGAATTTGATATGGGCGCACTGAAGGTCCTTATGGACCAGTGTGGTGTCAGCGGCATTTCAGATATAAAAGTTTATGGTGTTAGAAAAAGCCGCATTAAGGAAATTCGTGAACTCGATAATTGGGTATGGATCGAGGAGGCATTAAAGATTGAGACTGCAAAAATTTCAGATGCCGATATAGTTTCTTTAGTTGCTGCCGAGTTGCTTGACACATATTACGAGAGAGTATATACTAATCATAATGTTGCAAAACTTGTAGGCGTAGATTCTTACTATCATAAGTTTGTGAAAGAGATTTCGGGCATCAAACGTGCCACCGGAAATGCCACTCATCTAGCCACTTTATGCGGTAAATATGGTAAGACGGTGCAGGTTGACGCGGTTAAACAGAAGATTACAGATGCGAAGACTAAGCTATACAAGCTTTATCCGTTCTTACATTTTCTAAAAAATGGCACTAGAGATGGTGTTACAGAAAAAGATGTAGTGAATTACATTAAAATGGTAGATCAACAGGAGAAAATCAATGAGTAAGGCAATCCCATACCTAATCCAGGGTAAGAATATTATTCTGGTTATCGATAGTAAGAGTCATACTATCAGCAAAGACACACACATTTCCTATGGAAAGATTGTCGATGCGCTAAAGTCCCAAGATTGGGACGCACTTCGCGACCTCGTCGAACCCAAGAAAGCAATTGTCAATTTCGGCGCCGGTAACGTAGCAATTAGTACCGATAACAAGGTCACCTGGAAAGGTCAGCCATTCCATAATGCACTTGCAAATCGTATGATCGAGATGTATCAGGATGGATTCCCGATTGATCCAATGGTTCGCTTTATGGAAAACCTGATGTTGAATCCATCGAAGCGTAGCGTAGATCAAGTCTACGGATTCTTGGAAAAGAATAAGCTTCCTATTACGGAAGATGGTCATTTCCTAGCGTTTAAGCGCGTGAAGGCAAACTACCTGGATGTTCACTCCGGCACTATCGATAACAGCGTTGGTCGAGTTGTTGAGATGGATCGCAACGGTGTTGATGATAATCCAGCATCGACCTGTTCCACCGGTCTGCACTTCTGCAGCGAAAGCTATCTAGGCCACTTTGGTAGTCAAAGTGACCCGGTTATGATCTTGAAGATCAACCCGCGCGACGTCGTTAGCATTCCGGTCGATTACGATGGTGCCAAGGGTCGTTGCTGCAGGTACGAAGTAGTGGCTCAGGTTGGTAAGAACGTTGATCCAAAGGATGCATTCACTGCGGTAGTTAATGGTGATTATTCGGCGAAGGCAGCACCTGCTCCGAAGGCAGCACCTGCTCCGAAGGCAGCACCTGAAGTTAAGTCGGCATCCTGGCCTTTCCCGACCTCTAAAGCAGGCGCACTGGCGCCAAAGGCAGCAACAGTTGTTGAACCTCTTTACGACCTTATCCGCGTACACGGTGGTTGGATTGAAGAATCAGATGTAACACTGGATTATGCTCGTGCTAAGGTTGCGAAGAACGCAGCCCAGAAGAAGGCTCAACTCTATATTGCCGATTCCAACGGCAACGAAGTTCAGTAAGTTAATAAAGGGGCAACCGCCCCTTTATTAAACTATGAGGGCGTTAATTTTTTCTTTGCTGCTGATTTTATCCTTAGATGTATCAGCTAGGAGTATCGACTTTCCTGCAGAAACGGGAATAACATCGGTGCAGGTAAGTCAGTTATATGATACAACGGCACTTATTGATACAAATATAGTTGATCTAGTAGCAAAGGAAGAAAAAGTCGATTCGTGTATTTCTGAATATGTGATTAAGCGAGATAAGTCGTATGATAAAATAACCCAAAATACGCTGTATGATTTAATACACAATTTTGGAAAAATAGCTTCTAGAGTGTATGGAAAGAAACCGCAAGGTGATGATATACCTTTTGAAGAGAAAATTGAGGCACTTGCAAGAGTCCAGTGTGAAGCATATTACGCCTTGGGAGTGTTGAAATAGTTTTAAGTATGTGATTTGGAAGGATCGGATTGCGTACCTGTAGTCAATAAGTAGAGCCTCTATTAAAAATGATTCCGGAGTCATTTATGTTTCTATTAAGGATGGTGCGGCACTTTCTACTACCATAGAAATGTAACCGCGGAGGATCCGAAATACAGGACGGGGAATGGGATTAATGTAACAGTTAATATGGGGAGCCCCATACATACTTGGTAGGGAGTAGTAAGGTAACTTGCTATTCCCTATTTTTTTGGGTATAATACGAATATGAACTATGGTCACTGGGATTTAATGATAGAAGATTTTAATATTACTGAATATTTTGGTTTTATTTATTTAATTGTGAATAAAATTAATAACAGAAGATACATAGGTAAGAAAAATTTTATAGTCAAGGGGGAACCACACGGTTCCTGGAAAGATTATACAGGTAGCCAATTAAATCTGAATTCTGATATTAAGGAATTGGGTAAAGAAAATTTTGATTTTATTATACTTGAAGTATCTACGACAAAAGAAAATTTAAACATAAGAGAGAAAGAATTACAGAAATTAAATGATGTAATTAGATTAAAAGATAACACAGGTAAGAAAATCTATTATAATAAGTCTGTATCTAACAGAAAATTCGATAGTAGTGGTGTAAAAAGAAGAGATTGGTTAAAAGATCCGGCAACTCCGCCGACCTATAAATTTAGAAATTTATACACCGGTGAAGTATTAGAGGTATCTCATATTGAGTTAGCTGAAAAATTATCAATTGATAGTAAAAGAATATTCGGATTGATCAGAGGTAAGGCGAAATCTGTTAAAGACTGGGTATTATTTGAGAGTAATACTGATAATATTCGACGTAGAATTCGAACAGTGGAGAATATAGAATCTAAAGAGAAATTTACAGGAACCACACAAGAAATTATTTCTTATATCGGCACTACATTATACTGTTTTAAGGATCTGTGTTATGGTCGGCAAAAATCTACTAGAGGTTGGAAACTAATAAAATGAAATACTTATTTCTTGATGATGAACGTAAGCCCGGTGATGTTACCTGGGTTCTTATCGGTGGTGTTGGTGCCTGGGGTGCAACCTGGGAGGTTGTGAGTAGTTGCGCAGAAGCTAAAGAGTGGGTCCTTAAGAATGGATTTCCGGATGTGATCTCATTCGATCACGATCTCGGATT